TCAATGTTTAAATGAATATGAACGTGTTATGTTAAGTAATGGAAATGCAAAGTTCATCAAGGACATTAAAATTGGAGATGAACTCATTTGCTTTAATCCAAAAACTATGAAAACTGATATTTCAAAAGTTATTAATAATTATAATAGAATTACAAATAAAATCGTTTATAATGTTAAAATATTATCTGGTAGAACTATTACTGCAACCTATGACCATAAGTTTATGACTAATCAAGGTTGGATGCAAGTTAAAGATTTTAATGATACTGTTAAAATTGGAATCATTATTAATTCCGAATATGTTGATAATAATGATTATTCATTAATTGTTAATGTAATTAGTAATTTTAATTTAAAAATTATTAATAATCCTTATTATACCGAACTTAAAAATGATAATTATTATATGCCTGTGATTGCACGTATGGCTGGTTATTTTACTGAAAATAAGTTTGATTTCGCAAGTACAAATGATAAAAATGCATTTAATAATGATGCATTTTTAATTGGATTTAAAAATGGATATTATGATGTTAAATTAGAATTATTTCTAAATTATGCAATTGATAATCTTGAAAATTGGTTATCTGTTTCAAGCAGTTTAGTTAAACGTGAGTTTCTTGCTGGTTATTTCAGCAATAATGTTCATAGCAAACATTTGGAAATAATTAAACCTATTATGAACGATTTAAATATTCCTATGAATTGGAATATATTAAATAACAATAATATTACTAGTAATTATTATAGTAAAATTGGTATTAGATATAATACCAAAAAACTAAATAGAATTGCTATTATTTATGAATACGTTCAATACACACTCGAACAATATAAAATTGATAATAATTTAACTGATTATACTTTTGATGAGTTTAAACAGTTAATTGATATTACTGGTAATTTAATGTTCATTCCTTTTCATTCAATGTATATTAATAATAATAATCGTATTTCTGATTTAACAATTGAAAATAGTGATTATCATAGTTTCATTGGTGGTAATGGCTTTGCTGTTAGCAATTGTGCTATGGGAAAGCAAGCATTAGGTATTTATATGAGTAATTTCAATAATAGAACTGATACAATGGGTAATATCATTAATTATCCGCAAAAACCAATTGTTTCAACTAAATTATCTAAATATACTTATAATAATGAACTACCATCAGGTGTTAATGCTATTGTAGCGATTATGACTCATACTGGTTTTAATCAAGAAGATAGCGTTATGATTAATAAATCTGCTTTAGATAGAGGTTTATTTACAAGCACTTATTATAAGATATTTAGAGACCAATGTACTAAAAATCATAGTTCAGGCGAAGAAGAATTATTTGTAAATCCTAAAAATATATGTACTGTTAAGCCTTATTCATATGATAAATTGGGCGATGATGGATTTGTTCCCAAAAATACATATGTCGATAATGGTGATATTATTGTTGGTAAAGTTATGCCAAGAAAAATGAATGGCAAAACTTCATACCAAGACAATAGCATTTCTATGAAATCTAATGATGATGGTTATATTGATATGAATTATACAGGAACTAATAGCGAAGGTTATAAGTTCTGCAAAATTAAACTTAGAAAAAATAGAAAACCTGAAATTGGAGATAAAGTTGCTTCACGTTCAGCTCAAAAAGGTAGTATTGGTATGATTTACGATCATAAAGATATGCCTTTTACTAAAGATGGAATTGTCCCTGATATTATTATCAATCCTCACGCTATTCCTTCGAGAATGACTATGGCACAATTAATGGAATGTATTATGGGTAAAGTAAGTTGTTTTATTGGAGCTTATGGAGATTCAACACCATTTACTGATTGTACTGTAGAAGATATTGCAAAGAATCTTGAAAAAACTGGATTAGAAAAATATGGAAATGAGATTATGTATAATGGAAGAACTGGAGAACAAATTAAAACTGAGATATTTATCGGTCCTACTTATTATCAACGATTGAAACATATGGTAACTGATAAAATACATTGTTTAACTAAAGGACACGAAGTTCTTACCACAAAAGGATGGAAAGATATTTCTGAAATAACTATTAATGATGAAGTAGCAACATTAAAAGATGGTACTTTGATTTATGAAAATCCTTTAGAAGTTCATCAATATTCAAATTACAAAGGTAAGATGTATAGAATTAAAAATTACGGTCTTGATTTAGATGTAACCGCTAATCATAGAATGTATATTAGTGATTATAATAATAATTATAATTTACAAAAAGCTGAAGATATTATTGGTAAAGTTGTTAAATATAAACGTGATGCTAATTGGGATGTTGAAGATTATCAATTTATTATTCCTGCTATTGATAATCTTCAAGAAAAAATAATTAATATGGATTCGTGGATTATATTTATGGGTATTTGGATTGCAGATGGTTGGACTCACAACGACTGTAAAATCATTATTCCTATAACTATTAATATGCAGAAAAATCTAAATGTTTTATATAATTCTATCAATACATTAGGATTTAGTTATAATATTTATAACGACTATTTAGAAATTAACGATAAACAATTATATGAATATTTAAATCAATTTAATGTAATGTCTCTAAATAAACAATTGCCTGATTGGGTATGGCTTCTTAGCAAAACTCAAGCAAGATTATTCATATATTCAATGCTAATTGCTAATGAATGTACGAATAATGATAATCATTATTTCACAACATCTAAAAAACTTGCTGATGATTTTATGAGATTATTAATTCACGCTGGATGGTCTGGAAAGATTATTATCAATAATAAAAATATTTATCAAGTATTAATAATTAAACATAATAATAATTTTACTGTAAATGATAATAATCATAAAAATGAAATCGAAGAATTGTACGATTACGAAGGAGCAGTATATTGCTTATCTGTATCATCTGAAGTATTTATGGTAAGAAGAAATGGAAAACCTGTTTGGACTGGCAATTCACGTGGAAGTAATGGACCAATCGTTATGCTTACTCGTCAATGTTCTGAAGGTAGAGCAAGAGGTGGCGGTTTGCGTCTAGGAGAAATGGAGAGAGATTGCTTCATTGGACACGGTTCTGCATTATTCTTAAAAGAAAAGATGTTAGATTGTGCTGATAATTATCGTGTGTTTATTTGCAAAGATTGCGGAATGATTGCAAATGTTAATCCTGAAAAGAATATTTATAAATGTACTCATTGCAAAAATGCAACTGATATTGTTCAGATTAGAATACCATATGCATTTAAATTATTGACTCAAGAATTAAATACTATGAATGTAATTATGAGATATATATGTCAATAATAAAAAAATAAAAATTGATTTTATAATAATTATTTTTGTAATTTAAGTATGTCAATCTTTGATAAACAAATATCAATTTTAATTGAAAATATAAATTATGTTTCTTATAATGATAAAATTAAATATTGTGATGTATTGGAACATCCGTGTTTTACTAAAATAGCAAATACTATTAATGATGAATATGGATGCGAAATTGTAGATATCGATTATACATTTGCAATAATTAAAAATATAAATAAATATATATTTATAGAAATTGAGTTTGATTTTACTAATTATGAAATATTATTTCGTATTCAATCATTCAAATACTTAAACGAGCTTATTCTCAATATCTCTTAAATATTTAATCATATTATCTATAAATAAAGTATTTAAGATTTTTTCCATATAATTTTCGATTATATTAGTATATTCATTCGATAATACTTTTATTTTATATTTGGCATTTATAACAGTAAGATTATCAGTTTGCGTTAATGTTATAAATGCTTTTGTTGTTGATAACTTTAATAAATTATTTATTTTACAAAAAATATTACAAATTGGTTTTACTTTTATTTTTAATGTTATATTATTTTCTGTTTTTTCAATTATTTTAATTTTAATTTTATTTATAACAGTTTCATTCTCAGTTAAAACGATTTTTATGATTTTCTCTGGTATTTCTTTTGGTATATCATTTAATTTAATAGTTATTTTGTCTTTTTTTATATTATTATTCCATAATCCTTGTTCATATTCAATTATATCTTTTATTCTTGTAATCATTTCATTATTATCGTCAATACATAATCTGAATATTTCATTTATATCTAAATTAAATGTTTCTATAATTTCTTTTTGAATCATTATGTATTAAAATTAAATAATAAAATATAAAAATCTATTTTCATTCATTTTTATTTAATATTTATCACAATGGACGAAGATAAAGGTGAAGAATGGTTAAATCACGATATAAATACATTAGTCGATTGTTTATTAATGTTATACAAAAATAATGTGAATTACAATAAAGAAGGTTTGCCATTTACAACAATTACTATTTATGATTTTGCTCTCAAATATTATGATATCAACTATAATCCTATTTTGAATGAACTGATTTTAAATAAAATTAGAAAATTGATTTTAATTGAAAGTAATAATTATACTTCAAGATTTTATTATAAACATTTCGAGTTTATTATGAAACAACGTGCTAATTACTCAGGAGATAAAATACAATTTACATTTATAATGCTTATTCCTACAAGTAAAATTGCTGAATGTGCTTAAAAAAGACAAAAAACTATTTTTGTATTTGAAATGTAAAGTATATTTCATCACCAGATTCATTCGGATATTGGCACATAACAATACATTCTGCCTTATTTTTCAATTCAAAAATGCCAACATAATTAGATGTTTCTTTAATAATCAATTCTCCATCCATCTTCTCAACTAACTGTTCATTTAAATTATCATCATAATCAGGGTCAATAATATTAACTTCTGGATTAATAATCATAACATTGCTTTCCAAATATCCTTCTCTGCCAATTCTGACATATTCGTCAGAATTATCAAATAAAGATTTAAGAGTAGAAATAAGAATATCAACGTGTTCGTCCTTAAATGTTTTGTTCATTGTAATTTTTATTTTTAATAATTAAAATCAGTTTTTTATTATTTTATTTTAATTTTTATACATTTTATATTTATGATTATAATGAAATAACAAAAAATTGTTATTCGATAAGAGTAAATATGAAATATATCTCAAAGCCCCTATAATCTGGATATTGAGCCATAACAATTTTATGATCCTTGTTGTTATAATTATAATTAAATGT